TCCGGCGAGGACGACATCGACGAGGAGTTTGCCGGGATACCTGAGCAGGCGGTCATATGGCCAGCGTTCCCGGAGTGCCACCTCCCGACGATGGCCCTCCCGGACTTCTCCCCGCTCGCGCCGGCGCCGGCACCTGACGTTGGCTACCTCGCGCGAGCCCTCGACCGGTTCAACATCGGCGGCGAGACCCGAGTCGTGGTCGAACTCGACGGCAACGTGATCGGAGAAACCCTGTTCCGCACCTGGAACCGGAGGACCGGAGGCGCGTTGAATGGCTGATCTCGCGGTGACGATCGGGGGGCGCCCTGCGGCATACCGGGCGGAGACCCTCTCGATCTCCGGCTCTCTCGGCACTCGAACGACGGCGACGTTCTCGACCGTCGACCATCCACCGTTCGACGACGTGGTCGAGGTCGGGCAGGTCGTCGAGATTCGGGACGAAACCACTGCCATCATATTTGCCGGCACCGTCGACTCGGTCGATGAAGAGATCGACCCGGGCGAACGAGTCCGGTTCAAACGACTCGCCTGCGTTGACTACAATCAGATCGCCGACCGGCACCTGGTAGCCTACGTCTACCAGCCCGACGAGGACAACCCGGCGGTCTACGCTGGAGACGTGATCCGGGATATCGTCAGCAGGTTCTTCGTCTTTGGAGGAGTCACGGAAGGCATCGACACGTCGGCGGTGGAGAACGGGCCGGCGATCGAGAAGTTCGTCTTCAACTACGTGCCCGCAAGTCAGGCGTTCGACGAGATCGCTGAACTCGCTGGATATATCTGGTATATCGATTACGCAAAACGGCTGCATTTCACCCCGAAAGACCGGAACACTGCACCGTTCGCGATCGGTGACGACACGCAGAACTGGCGCAACCTGAAGATTAGCGAATCCCGAGACCTCTACCGGAACCGGCAGATCGTCCGGGCCGGGACCGCGCTGACGGACCCCCGAACCGATACCGTGGTGGCGACCGAGGCCGACCAAGAATATTTCGAGGTCTCCTACCCGATCGGCACGGCGTCGGCGGTGACGGTGAACGGGGTTGCGAAAACCCTCGGGGTGGACGGGTTGCACGAGGGCAGAGACTTCTACTGGTCGTACGGGTCGAACGTCCTGACTGCGGAGGTTGCGCCGGGCGCCGGGGCACGGGTGGCGTTGACCTACCGGGGCCTGTTCCCGATCCTTGTGGACGAACGGATCGACGCGGAGATCCTCGCCCGCCGGGCGCTGGAGGGGGGCACCGGGGTCTACGAGGCGATCGCCGACGACCCGGCTATCAACGTGCAGACCGTCGCGGTGCAGAAAGCCCTCGCCTACCTCAGAAAGCACGGCGTGATCCCGCAGACGATCCGGTTCGAGACCGATCGCCCGGGACTTCGGCCGGGGCAACTCCTACCGGTGAGGGTTGCGACCGCAGGTCTTGATGACAACTACCTGATCGAATCGGTCAATATGCGCGATGTGCAGGGCGCGGTCAACCGATATCAGGTAACGGCGGTCTCCGGCGACGCGCTTGGCGGCTGGCTGGAATGGTTCTCGGCGTTGGCGCGACAGGCGCAGAAATTCGTGCTCTACGACGAGGACCAGGTCATGATGCTGAAAATCGTGACGGAGACGGTCCGCGTGTCCGATTCAGCGGCAGAGTATGATCGGGGCACGGTTGGCCGGAAACCAGAGTCGCGCGTCGGGTTAGCGCGGGCAGACTTTGCAGAAACGGATTGGGTGCATGCATGAACGGAACGGTAATAGTCAAGGATAATGTGGTCGTGACGGTCTGGGAGGCGGGAATGCTCGTCAAGACATATCACGTACACAACACGTGGGGCACGGCCGGGCTGAACGCCCTCCGGAACTGGTTCGCCGGGCTCGGGGGAACGCCGATCACGCACATTGCGTGGGTTGATACTGCCGGGGTGGAGCGCGCCCGAGACATTGTGACGCAGCGGGTAGTGACGGCCGATAAGGCCGTTATGTTCCGGCAGTATCTCCCGTCGGCGTCATCGGCGAATGGGTATACGCTGAACCGGATTCGGGCGTACAACGCGCAGACCGGAGGCACGCGGTTCGCTGAGGCGACGTTCGACGCGGTCGGCGTGGCAAAGACATCAAACAACCAGATTACAGTAGAATGGACACATGAGTTCGCAGACGGAGGTACATGAAGATGGCATACAGTCCGACGACATGGAACACAAACGACGTGATAACGAAAGATAAACTGAACAAGATCGAGCAGGGCGTGAAAACCGCAACGCGGCTGAGCGGCACGGATATCGACGCGGATAAGAACTGGAATGGCAAGAACATCACGAACGTCGGGGTGATCCGAACCTCGGACGTCACCTGCGTGGGGAACACCAACATCCTCTTTCTCAGTACGCCATCTAACACGGTCCAGGCGAGTTCTACAAATGTATTGGAGGGGAACATTTCGGAATGGCAGACAGCAGCGAAATTTTTGATGCCGTCTAATGTTCTTCGGGGCGGGATTCGCATTAGTGCCCAAGTCAAACAGACGTACATTTCGGGTTCCTATTCCTCTCCACAAACCCGAATATTCGTGGATGGGGTAAATGTTGGAGAACTTGTTCCTGTTAGTGGTATAGATTGGAAAGGGGCGAGTAAAGACATATATGATGATGGTATGTGGGGGTCGATCGTTGAAATCAAGTTCATGTCTGGTCAAGACCCGTCGAACAAGGAATGCGGTATTCGGAATTGCAGTATTCGTGCCACGTTTTCCCGTCTTCCGACGTCGGAGACGCCTGTAACCCAGACGTTGGTGTGAGGTATCTCTGTACCTACATGGCCTGAATAGCCCCTCCCTATAAATACCTCCGTCCCCATTAACTCACATGGTCGATTCTCAAACCTCTTTCTGGACCCCGGCGCGCATCGCCGCGGTGATCGGGGTCGCGCTGCTCGTAGTCCTGCTCGCCTACCTGGTGAGCCTGCCGCAGAACCAGTTCCAGCCGGCCGACCTCCTGGAGCCGAAATACGCCGCCGATGCGGATCTCGGCTACTGGATGGTCAACAAATACGATCAGGAGGTTGACGTCTACCACCTGCTCGTGGTGATGGAGCACGACAACGGCACGTTCGAGTGGCTCGACGGCGACGGGATCTGGTTGCCCCGGCGCGCCGTTGAGGGGACGTTCGACGTGATCGGATCGTTCGACCCCCGGAAGGCCGCGCTCATGCGCGGATAACCCCTTTTTTCTGGAAGAGGTAGAACCGCCTTACCCTCCCTGAGATCGTCGACTGTAGGCAATCTGTGAGGGCGTTTCCTCAGCAGGGAGGGGTGAATTCCCTGAGATCGTGGAGTAAGGTGCACTAGGTGCACTAGGTGCACTAGGTGCAGTACCTCTCATAAACTCCTACATGAGTACATATAGTAGAGAGTCTCGCACTGCACTGTTTGTCTGCACCCAGTGCACCAGGATCATAATACTCTACCCTGACGACCCTCACCACCTTCACCAGCTTCCCGGCCCATCCTCCGCTGAGCGGGAGAACTATCAGAATCGTCAGATGCCCCATACGATTAGAGGCATGGACGTGTGCCCAATAAGATACTTATATATACTCATATATACATAATATATATTGGAGGAATATGACATGACCTCATCAGAATTAATTGAGAAACTGAAACGGGCAGGGGGCAACGAATGGCAGGCCGGGGACCACCACCGAATTTATTTCAACGACCTGGAGGATCTCTACGGTCTGGAGACTACTCGCTACAAGACCGGGAATATCTCCACTGCGTCGCTACGGGGGGAATCTATCAGCAACAACAAGGCCCGCCAGATCTCGTATGCGCTCCGCTACGGGAAACTCTACTACGATCTAGTGGAGGGCTCCTGGGGCTCCCGGGAAATCCCCGAGAGTATCGACGATGAACTGATTGAAATCATCCGGCGCAAGGCCGGGCTGACCGAAGAGGAGGAGTGAAACAATGACGATTTTTGACACGACTAGTTTGGAATATGCGCGCCCGATCGACCTGCTGGAGCCGGCCTCCCAGGACGAGGGGCCCAGGTACATCGTCCTGGCGGTCGACTGGGACGCGGTCGCAATCACCGCGGAGACGCGTGACCCGACCGCGACGGCGGTCTCTGAGCGGCAGTGGCACGGACGCGTCAGCGCATACTGTCTCCCCCCGACCGTCGACGCGGCGCGGCTGCGGGGTTGGGTCGAGGCTGAGGTGGTGCCTCGCGCGATCCCGCTCGCTGAGGTCTACGAGACGGAGTGGGACGGAGATAATTACGTCGCCGCTTTCCCGGGGTGCGAGGAGGAGAAAATCGAATTCGACGCCTGGATGGAGCGGGCAATTCCGCCGACCCACGACGGCGGCCTCTGCACTGCCGGGGATTGGCTCGCCGACCCTGTCGAGGGAATCCGCGCGGACTCGTCCGACGAGTTCCTACGACAAGCGGCGGAGGAGATCGTCAGTGACGCGGCCGCGGAGGACGTCGTCCTGGTCGGCGGCCCGGGTGCGGTATTTGAGCACCTCTGTGAGTATCGGGGCGACCTGCAGACGGAGGCCGCCCGAGGCCCCGATAAATTCCTCATCGAGGGATACGAGGCCGTGGAGAGGACCGTTATGCCGTTCGGCACCGGCGGTCACGCGATCCTAAAAAAGGACTGGGTCGGGAAGCGGGTGAAGGTAATTCGCCTGGACTGAGACCGGGAACGATACCTATATATACTGATATATACATAATATATATTGTAACAGGTGAGAAAAAATGAATGTATCAAATCTTAAAACCATCTTCGGTGGATGCATCACGGCGACCAACATTATCCGCGACCAGATTGAGGACCGCAATGACGTGGCCGTCTGGTATCTGAGCGCAGGCGAGGTGCCGGTGACGCCGGCCGCAATCGTCGACGAGGTGCAGGACGCCTGGGAGGCTGACCCGGATTCCCACGTCCTCCCCGCAGAGA